ATTCCTGCAGCTGATCCTGCAGCTGTAGTTATTGTACCTGATTGTGTACCCCCAACTCCAGCATTAGTTAATGTTACTGTTGCCATCATTTACCTCCATAGGTTGTTGTTGTGGCTGAGGATTGATAATATCTCTAGCCATTGTAATTATATTTTGATAATCTGGATGTGGAGGAACTTCTGCTCCTTCTTTAACTGCCTTTATATTTAAATCAGTCCACTCCTGAAAATGCTTATCAATAGATACAGCAAGTTGTCTGGCATTATCATCCATAGTATTCTTGGCTTGTGCATCTGTAAAATGTACATTAGATTCTGTTTGAGCAACTTCTGCTTCAGATTTTCTTAATAGAAGTTGTTTTTCTCTTTCAGCATCTTGTGATTGTTGTTGTAATGCCTCATCTGCTCTTTGTTTAAATTCATCTGTTGTATAATCCTCTAGAAAATCTTGGCTATCAACACCCATTGATTCAATTAACTTTGTAGCTAATACTGCAGGTGCTGTTGGTTTAACTACCATACCTTGACCTTGTTGATTAAGAGATGGTAGTATTTCTCCACCTATTTTACTTAATTTTTCTATAGTATTATAATTTGAATTTTCTCCAATATCTAAGAAGACTTCTACATCCATTTTAGAAGGTAATGTTGATAAATCAACTGTACCATATACACCATCTAATGAATAAGTCTGTTTATTTTGCATATTTCTTACCATGGTTTCATATACACCTGTGATAAGTCTTTTAAATCCTGTCTCTGCAAATCTACGAGCAATATGTTGTATTCTCTTTTGAGCTGCAGATTGTACTGCACTAAGCTTTTGTTCACTATTTCCAGATACATATAAAGTATCATTAAGACCTTGTGCTGCTTTAGACATTCCTGTGGCTTGTTCTTTTATTAATTGTAAATGCTCTAATAAAGGAACAGTACCAGTTGAAATTGTTTCTGGAGCTAATGCTGCCACTGCAGCAGCTGGATTTCCATTAGTAGGTATAATTTGTTTAGGCTTCATATTTTGTAAAGCACTAAAATCAACTACATTAGGATCAGCTAACTTAGGACTATAATTAGATAAGTATGTATTTTCTACAAAACCTCTAAGAATAGCAGTACTTGCAAGAGTACTACTTCTAGTGAAGTCTGCCATTGATAATCCAAAGAATTCATGTGGAATATCTATTGGAACTATTGATGCCATAGGTATGAAATCAACATCTTCTTCAAACAGTATATGCTTGTCAACAGTTATATAATGTTTTAATTCGGCAATACCATCACCATCTCTATCTACTCTTAACCAAGATTCTGTAAGTGTTATTTCTTCGTTAGCTTCAGCTGGATAATTAGTTTTGCCTTCATACTTATGCCAATATCTTTGTCCTGTTATCTCTTTACGAGCAGCCACATCTTGATTATAATTGCCACTCTTTATCCAATCGTCATGATTCCCTAGCTCTTGCCATTCTCTTTCAGTAAGATTATTTGACCATTCAGGATAATACTTACGCATATCTGATTTGGACATCTCTGTTTGAATACCGACAAAATTAGCAGTATCTATACAAGTAGCTTCATTAGCAATTCGAAACGATTCAGGTGGAATTAATTCTAATTTAATTCTACTCTTATCAATTTTCTTTCTTAGTCTTACATCTTGATAAGAGACTACATTACTTAAAGGGTTGAGGGTCAACTCATTTACGACTTCATAGTCTGGATCTGCGAGTATTTCATCTAACTTAGTTTCATCAATGACATCATACTCTTCAAATATATATTCGAAATCCTCTATGTAATCCCATCTTAGAATACTATTCTTCCATAATAAAGAAGCTTTCATCCAAGATTGTAGTATCTCCCAACCTCTATTCTTTTTAAATATACAATAGTTAACAATATTACTGGCATCTCTTGCAGCTTTAAATGCTCCAGGGGTATCATCATAAGGAACAAATCTAGCTAATTTATTATTGTTTAGAAATAAATCAGTTAGTACTGCGATATAAGCTTCAACAACTTCTGTTGTACTCGTATCTACTATTGTACTTACACCCTGAGGAGACAAATGATCGAGAGGAACTCCAGCATATTCATAGGTAGCCTTGAGTCTTTCTCTACCCAAGTCTGAACTATTCAACCAATCACCACTTGAACTGGCAATACCAGATTCAATGGTAGCAATTAACTGATCGTCATCTACCTTTTCTTTAAATCCTTTCTTAGCCATTAGATTGTACTCCTACCTGTATAAATTTTTTTAGAAGCTTCCATTACCTTTGGATTATAATTATTTGATCCTGGCTTTGATAATTCAACTTTTCTTTCTACTGGTTTCTTTTTTGGAATACTACTTTTTTGTTGTATATATCTCTCATTATTCATTTACCACTCCTGGGTTTATCGCTTCTTATTCATCCAAGCTGTTGTTCCCATATAAGCTCCCACTATACCAGCTCCACTTATATAGAATAAATTACTTATGTCTGACAATGCCTGTACTCTATCCAATGGGATAAAGAACATAGCCAATGTAAATGCTCCCATAGAAATAAGAGTATATCTTGCCATTCGTAATTGTGCTACTTGTTTCCTCAATGCTGTTTCTGTTTCCTTTATTTCTTTGACATGAGATAGTTCTTCGTCTGTAACAATACCATCTCCGTCTTCGTCATACTCATTATATGCTGAGTCCTTTTGTAGTGATTTTTGCATAGGCTTCTTTTATCTCATCTATTGTTCTTCCACACCCAATACATCTGCCATCCTCTAGCTTACATACTTTGATGCATGGGCTATTTAATAATACCATCTGCTCATTACTTCCTCAGCTACATCTGGATTATCTCTTATTCGCTTAGCTAAATCTGGATAATTCTTTTCAACCCATTTAATAGGAAGCTCATTATCCCAATACTCTTTTGGTGATGGTCCTGGAGTATATTCTTTTCCATCTATTTGAGCTACCATTTTTGCAAACCAATCTATTTCTGGCTCATTCTTTTCATAATCTTCAGTCATAAGCAGTATATTATCTATTACATTTGCAAGATAAGTATTTAGATACTTATTATGTAAATACTCAGCATGTGGAGTTAAATGACCACCTACCTCTTTTTTCGCAAGATTCTTTGCACGAACTTCTTCTAACCATGTGTTCATTATCTCCCCTTTTGGACTACCTTTAGGATATATCTCTCTACTTTCTTTATTTTCAGCATGAGCAGCTTCTTCAGCAAGTGTAAGATAGTTGTCTAATGTAGGTGTTCTTGGTACATTTACAAATGGTTTATCTCCGTATTTTTTAATTGTGTCTTGATCAGTCGATTTAGTTGGATTATAGGCATACCACCAACCTGGAGAACTTTTATTTGGTAATAGAGGCTGTATAAGCTTATGCTTATCCCCATATTCATGTTTTACTCCGATACCCTTATTTTTGAGATCTTTTATCCTTTCTCCCATTTTTCTATTAATTTCATTTAATAGAATAGGATCTTCGTAATTAAGAAGTGGATCTTCTTCAGCTAGAGGTCCTCTAATTAACCATTTGGGTATCATATCCATGAGCTTACTCCATTTCTATCTTCCTGTAAAAATATGACCGATTCCTTTATAGTCTTTACTAGCTGGCACTTGACCTCCTCCAGACAGTCTTTTTAAAAATTTTCCTCTAGGACCAGGTCCACCTTTTATTGAAAGAGCTTTAGGATTTACTCCAAACAACTTTTTTGCTTCTGACTTTCTTTTAGCAGGTAAGGATTTTTCAAATTCTTTTTGTCTTTTATTAAGATCTTTTAAAAGCTTTTGATTCTTTTCACTCTCTTTTTTCTGTGATGAAGATCCAATAACTTTATTACCAGTAGATCCTGTTTCAGTCTGCCAATAACTTTTACCATACTTTCTTTTATCAGCTTCCATCTGAGCTGCTTTATTTTTATGCATAGGAGGACTAGGTTTTGTCTTTTCCTCTTTTTCTTCTCTAGCCCATTTTTCTTGCTCTAGCTTAGCTCCAAGGAAGTTTTTTTGTTTTTGGGATAATGGTTTTTTACCTTTCTTTTTTCTTTCTTCTTTAACTCTAGCCCAAAATTGTTTATCAGATGTCATAATATTACTCCATTAAATCTTCAGGGAAAAAATTTTCCACCATCTCTATTTGGTCGTTGTATTTTGCGATTTCGTTTAATTGCTCTTCAATAGCTTCTACGATCTGATTATGCTCTCCTATCCCTGCAGGATTCTTTAAATAGACCTCTATATTGGCTATGTGTTTAGCGATATGCCCTTCGGCATGTGTTTTTACTGCGTTTAATAATTGTTTTCTCATATTCGTCCTCCGTTAAAGTGGGCTTCACCTACCCCTTGCAGCCCTGACAAGGTGAGGACAATGGTAGACTATTGAAGAGAGAACTTCTGAAGTTCCTCCTCCAACTCTTCGTCAGACATATCTCCAGCATCCATATTTGTCTGTGTAATATCTTGTCTAGACAGTTTTGGTGCTTGATATTCTGCGAGTATACTTGAAACTTTTATAATTTGTTCTGTATCGTTGCTTTCCATTGCTTGGGTTAATACGTATTTAAGAGCTTCTATGGCACTGGGTGCTTCATCGCCTAATTCTTTCATAGCTTTGATGGCATCTTTAGCCAAGTCTCTTTTTTGTTTATTTCTTTTTCTTACTTCAAGTCCTCTTTCACGATATTCATTTGCCATATCTGGAGAATCTATTGTCTTCAGATTAGCCAGTGATTTTTCTGTTACAGCCATTGAGTATTCTCCTCCTCTATTTGACCTATTTTTTCTCGCCAAGAGACTGTATCATCCGTCAATCTATGTTGATGTGTTCTGTATGCTTCTAGTGCTATGGCTAGGGCAATAACAGAATCATCGTAATTACCAGCAAGAGCACTTGTAGAACCATTCTCATTAGCGACATATGTTCGTAGCTCCCTTAATACAATTTCCGAGTTAATTCCTATATCTTCTTCTTCCACTGCTCTTTTAAGATTTCCTATTATCATAGGTTTCGTAGAGACAGTAGTCCTGAATCCAGGTTTCATTCCTTCTTCATTAAGAAGTGTGGCAGCCTTTGTTTGATAGTAAAGGTTAACATAATTCATTTGCTTGAGTCTATTCAAAGTTGCCACACCCAAACTGTTGCTTTCTACTGCGAGTAAAGCATTATTAAAGTACCTCCCAAGGTAAAATAAAATATCACCATAATAACTAGGGTCAGTAAAGTTATCTCGAAATACTGCACAGATTTCCCTCTCTCTATTCATTACAACTGCTACGGAATAGTCCTGACCGACTCCGAGAGCCACATCAGCACCTATTATAAATCTATCTTGAAATTTGGGTGGTGTCCATATTTGTAAATGCCCTTCTCTTGAATCTTCAAAATAACTTGTTTTTTCGTCATATTCTCTCTCATACTTTGGTTTAAAAATTTCTGTCTTAGACAAAATAGTTTGATCAAAGACTGTATTACCAGTTACAAGAAAAGCTTCTTCTGCACTTCCAGGATATTCCTGTATAAACTTTTTATCTCCACTTTCCCCTAACTTTAATCTTCG